AAATGTTTTAATGCCACTTGCTATGGTCTGGTTAGTAGTTAAATCTACATATCCCGTAAGGTCTGCAATAGTCGCAAAATCTGTGCCGCCCGTCATAGAAAGAACATTAGATTGAGTGTAATCCATTTTAATATATGTAGATATTATAATATGGACGATACCGAGAATACGCCTGCGAATCCACCACCCAGCACGACAGATTTAGCTAACGCCGCCGAAGCATCATATAGCGAGTTCCCACCAATGGCTTATACTAAATTAGAAGCATACAGTAACCCAGAGATTTCTACATTTAAGCATAAAGAAAAGCCTCACTACATTATAGCCCATAAAGGCACTGACTTGGCTAACCCAAACACTGCACGGAAAGACGTGCGGGCAGACTTGAATATTGCGTTGGGCAATAAAGAAGCTGATAGAATGCATAACCGCCGCGCGAAGCAGACAGAACAGATAATGAAGAAATTGAAGAAAGAACAACCAGCCCACGACATATACCTTGTGGGTCATTCATTAGGCGGTAGCACCAGTAGCCACGCTATGGCAACTAATAAATATGTGCGTGACAATGTAAAAGAACATCACACATTTAACTCTGGCAGTTCTGCACTACAAAAGGCACCGAGTGTTACGGCAGAAGTGAAAGATGTGTTGATGCAGAAAAGCACACACCATCGAGTGAAAGGCGATGCTATCAGCGAACACGTAGAGAAGAACCTGATAGGTAAGCAGAAGATGTATGAGAGTAAGAAGAAGCCCAGTATCGCTGACCACGTATTGAAACTTGCTACACCATTGTTGAAGAAGACGTTCGTTGGACGGGCTATTGGTTATGGCGTGAAGAAAGTGTTGGACACATTGCGTGCCCATTCTATCAGTAACTTTACACGAAAATAATATGTGAGTGTTGTATATAATGGTTCTCACATATAAACAGAAGTTTAACAAAAAGTATGGCTTTGAGAAAGATGCGTCACACTCATTGGCAGAGATAGCAAAACTAACAGGTTACCAGAAGAAGCATTTGCAGATGATTTACAATAAAGGCATCGGTGCCTACAAAACCAACTACGCAGCGGTGCGTCCTAATGTTACATCAAAAGAACAGTGGGCGATGGCACGTGTATATTCTGCCGTAACGCCAGGTTCAAAAGCATCGGTTGTAGATGCTGAACACTTGGTTAAATAATATGTATGTAATGTATAATGAGTTTAGCAGATTATTCAAACATTAAGGTAGTGCAGCGTATGGCAGATAAATATGGCGTAGGTAAGGTATTACCATCTACCCGTAAGGCGAGTAAATATATGGTTGCAAATCCAGACGGTAAGATGATTCATTTCGGTGCGGCGGGTATGGCAGACTTTACAAAACATAAAGATGAAGAACGTCGTAGGAAGTTTAGGCAACGCAACGCAAAGTGGGCTGACGCTGCGAAGTATACGCCCGCATACCTATCGTATTATTTATTATGGTAATATTATTGTCGTCGTATAGTGTATAGATGTGCCTATCAAAAGCAGAAGACGATAACATACGAATAATGGACAATGGCGATGAAGGTCGCTGCACAATATGCGGCGGTATATTCAAACATACACGTAGATACATTATGGTTGATGGTATGAACGAAGTTGTGTTCAGCACTGCACACCGTGGTTGCCTGAAAATTATGGCACGGATTAAGCAGCGGCAACGTGAGATAACAGACTTGGAATGGCAGATATGGTTGATGAAAGTGGGAAATGATGGCAGATAACCCACAAACATAAGATAAAACGAATAGATAACTGGAAAAAGCTTATGAAAAATGAGAGATTTCATTCAAATATGCTCCTTTTCAGCTGAAAATTATAATTTTAAGGTCTATATCATATAATACAATGATATTTATAGTTTTTCAAATGCTTTTTCCAGATATTAATTCATATTATCCTATGAATTCATATTATCCTGTGTGGGTTATCCAGTATGTGGGCTCCGCCCACGGTATCCTAATCATCTTTGATGTATGTCTTGGCTGTTCCCACCGAATGTGCCATAAAGTTTGCATCAGCTTCTTGTTCGTTCAATACCTTACCATACTTGTTAGATAAATATATGTGACGTAACATAGATGCACCAACCTTCTTACCGAGTATGCTGTTCAATGACTTGGTCATACGGTTACTGTTGGTTCTCACATCATCGTCTGGAAATAGTAGGTAGTCACCATCGTTAAGGTTCATATTTTTTATATACCATTTAAGCACTGGCATTATTTCATCGGGCACATCAATCACTTCCTTACCTGACTTCGCAGTCTTGAAATTATTGAAATAATACTTACCATCGCTGATATCTACGTAGTTCTTCTTATCGTTGTCACCTTTACCAATGACTGTGTAATACCAGTCGTTACGGCGTGGCGGCTGCAACACATACAGTGCGAGTATCATATAATTCTCGATAACCTTACGGTCTGCATTGGACAACCGTGGCTTCTTTGCTGCATCTTCGGCTTTGTCTTTGAGTTTATCAAACACGGCTTTGACTTCGTCCCACGATAACCAGTTCTCCTTCTGTGTTTCGGTCTTGACATCGGTAGGCTTCTCTGCAAAAATGCTACGTTCCTTTGCAAACAGAACACGATAATAATTGTTGAGTGCCTCATACGCCTTACCTTTTTGTCTGTTCAAAATTGCCACGATACTGGCTACATAACTCTTGCGAGTATTGTCGTTTTTGATTTCTTCCAGCTTTGCCTTGATTGTGGGCTTCGCCTTTAAGAATGCTAAACTATCAAACGGCTTGTTGTCATTCAATATACGTAACTTGATTAAATACATCTCTATCGTTTTCTGTGATAGCTTCTCGCTGGTTAGAGTCTCCATTAGGTTAGTCATAAACTTGGTATCCATTCCTATATACTTATATTAGATAATTATATAGCCGTTTTATCTCTAAATGCTTTGTTACATTATTCACCTCCTGCTGCTGTTTCTGGTGGCATAGTTCCACTATCGGCACCTCCTGCTGCACCTCCTTTTGACTCATTAGTTGTTCTGCCTGCATCTGGAAACGACGTGTGCTGTTTCTTTCCTGGTGGTCTTCCTTTTCCTCGCTTTTGACTAGCCGCATCGGCTTCCTGTCTCATATCTTCCTGCTTTTGTCTTGTTGCTGCTTCCTTCTCGGCAGCTAATAAATCTAAACGTAACTTGTTTTCAGCTACGGTAAGTCCATAGTTGGCATTGCGTTTCTTTTCTACCTTTTGTTCTTCTTTGATATCTCTAATGTCTTGTTGCAGCTTGAACTGGTCGGGCGTCTGGATAACTTGTGCTGATGGTTGGGCTTGACGTGATGCGAGTAAATTGGCAATTAGGTTCTGGCTTCCACCTGCACCACCTAATGGAATGTCACGGTTCATACCAGTCTTGAATGCGGGCACGAATGCTTTGGAACCGAGTCTTCTCGGTCTGGGCTTCTTCTTCTTCTTCTTGTCTTTTAACACCATATATATATCTACACCGAAATTAATTATTCGTCAGTATGCAATATTAATTGGTTGAAATTCTTATAGAACGTGTGACTTCGGGCGTTATACATCAAAAAGTTATACGGTGCATCAAATACGAAACTAAACAACGCCTTCGTTTCATCTTTTGTTAAACCGAACACTTCTTGACTAAATCCTTCCATCTCCACTTGGCTTTTTGGTTTAAATAATATGACTACATCTATTAATGAACGTAACGACTTTGCCAATGCCTTTTGGTTTAATGCACTGATTACAATGTTCAGTTTCATATGACGGTGCTTATTGATTAACTTGCGTAGATTATACTCCGTCTGCTTGTTCTTTAATTGCTCACTAAAATCATCGATAACTAAACAGCTATTAGCTTCGTCGTCCTTTGTCTTTATAGCCAACTCTGTTATCGTGTTAAACGTATCCTGCGTTAAATCGTGATATACCTTGGAATGGTTCTTGAATGCGTGGTCTTCTTCGCTATCAAATACTTCTTTGGGCGTAGCATACATCACTGTCTCAAACACTTTACGGTAGATACGGTTCTTGCCCGTGGCTTTGAATAGGTTTGCAATGAATGTGCTCTTACCTGTGCCCATACCGCCCGACACGAATATAACGCTACACTTGTTGGGAAATGGTGGCGGCACGTCTAATAGGTTGTCTATGGATTGCTTTGATGGTTTGATTACTAAATCACTCTTGTCTATCTCTTCTATTTTCATTCCTGTTATATTAGTAACAGAAATTATTATACTGAATCCTCGATAGATGATGATGACGGTGATGACTCGCCCAGCGTCGCCAGCTCTAAATGTTCCAACTCTATTAACTTGTAGCCCGTGAGTTGGTCGTCCATTTTCTTTTTCAGTAATATACTTGACTGCGTAAGCTTAATATACCGATTGTATGTTTCGTCTATAAATGTCTTTGCATCAATAGGCCTGTGCTCGGGTTTCAGTGCCAACCATTTAAATATATCCGTTGCCAGTTCGTAAAAGTCCTTGGACGATGATAACGTCTGTTCCATCTGTCGGTTCAGTTGTAAATACAACTCTATGCTACCTATGATGCCACATATCAATGCAATCAACGAATTCAACACGCTGATGATTTCCTGCTTCATAAACGGCTGCAACCCAATTGAGAATATACTATTCAGTGCAGAGAGAATAATCACAGGTAACCGATACCACTTTAACCTTGTCTTTAAAGTTATATACCGCTTCTTATGGTTCGTTGAATGTGCGGCAGAATTCAAACGTATCCTTTCCAGAATAGTATCAATGTCTTGCATTTATACTATACACATATTTTAATTTTTGTAAAAGGCGTGAAGGCGTGTCGGGCGTGTCGTTTAGCAAACTACTATACTATTTACTACCTCGTGATAATAGTTATATAAAAAGACGCCCAGACACGCCTTTACGCCTTTTGATGTTTTTCTTTATTTGGACATAGTCACGGAACCATCAGCCATATTGTAACTCATCACAACATCGTAGAGTGCAAACGTATCAACCACACACGCAACAGATGATGCATACTGTGTAAGGTTGAGATAAACGTTAGAACTATTTAAGTCTCTACCACTGATGAGTGCTTGCCCAGCGGCGGCATCATTCTCAAAATTGGTAGCCAAAAAGAAAGAACCAGTTCCAGCAGCCAGAGTTCCAGTCGCCTCGGTGAATTGAGTAGCGTTGAATACGACATCAAACGCATTCATATTGGACGCAGCAAATACCTTCATAATCTCGCTCATTACCTCGCCAGGGTAGATAAAAGATGCGGACGTGGCTACACGGATAGGCACCGACGGCACGTTCATTCCATCTACCGTGTAGAAATACGTGGATATCTGCGGGAAACATCTATTACCTGGAACGTTCTGCACATCTGGCGTGGCGAGATTCGCAGATGCGCGGAAAGTATTCAACAACGCCTTAACAGACGAGTAACGGGCGGGAATGAGAATAGAGTTGGCAGAACTGGACGCGGCGATAGTTGCCTGAAAGTTATTGACTGCCACGCAATGCTGTTTCAATACTCCACCAGCCTGGTTTAGCAGTGCGGAATAGGTGCCAGCATCTAAATCCATCACCTCTAATTGCAGTGCAATATTGGATAGCTTATAGACGGTAGAACCAGCAGTGTAAGAAGTGCTGTTAGCGAACAGCATACCGACAGCAGTGGTAGCCATCGTCATACGTAGCCTGATACCATCAACGAGTGGGCAAAAATTTTGGGCACCAGTGCCGAGAACAGCAGAGTGCAACGGAATGGCAACACGAACAACGGGACCGTCGACAGTGGTAGCACCGTTCAACTTAATACCAGCTTTGAGTGTGGAAGTAGCACCATTGAGAATGGTGCCGATGGTAGTGCTACGTCCTAACGGCTGCAAATCTTGTAACAGTGCGGCATAGACGTTGTAGTTTAGCAAATTTTCTACGCTTTGGTTTTGCACCACAGTTTCGAGTGCCTGAATCAAACTGCTGCCGCTTCCGTTGGCGAGTGACATAACTGGGTCAGTCACGAACGTAGCGTTGGCAGTAACCTCAAAAACCAACTGGGTTGCCGATGTAATCACCATACCTCCACGGACGCCAGGTATAGAAAAGAAAATATCGGCGTTGGAAGAAGAAGAAGTGTAGCTGGTAGCGTTATCGGGAAAAACGCTGATACGACGGGACTTGGCGGGCTGAATACCTTTGTATTCACTTAAATCGAGCTCTCTTGACAACACGGGAATAATTGACATTATACATTACCCAAAGAAAAGAATGTTTAGCGTGTCGTTCCTAATTTAATCGGCTCACACGTGAAATTGCTAAAATCTACCTTACGTTGTTTCAAATTCAGTAGTAGGTTTAATAGTTCCTCTAAATCAGCTACCCGCTTTTCTAAAATCGCTAAACGTTCGTCGGTCGGTTCCATAAGTATTATATAAATACGTATAGACATTTTTTTGCTTAATCTCTTTGCATCGGGTCATATTCAATTATCTCAAATACCACTAAAAGTTCCACGGTTCCTGTTGCAAAAGACGAACTTGCGGTATGCCTATATGCAATAGTAAACGGGTTCGGCGGTATGTCATTCAACATTAGGTCACACGGTAGAATAGATGTTGCTGTGCCTACATTCGTAGGTGTGGCAGCCTCTGCACCATTGGTCGATGTCGTGCCTAAAAAGTAGTCATTGCTTATAATACCTTCACCAACTACGCCTGAATATGTGCAGACGCCATCGCCTAAAAAG